GGCTTCACCGCCTCCCCGTCCACCATCCCGAAGCTAATTGAAACACCACTAATATACGGAGGCTTGGTAGCCGCATGACAAGGCAACTCGGATCGTATAACACGTCCAGCACGCGGACCCATGTTCGCTTTCAATTCAGCACTCACGCGGCGGCAGGCGGGAACGTCGCGCCGTCAACCGCATTTGAGGCTGCTGACCTGCGCATCTACCGGGCGGCTGACGGGGCGGCATTTTCAGCCACCCAACGCAGCAGCGCCAGCGGGATCACGATGACTAGCCCGTTTGACACGCTGACCGGCGTGCATGACGTGGACATCGACCTAGGAGACAATTCTGATCCCAACTTCTATGCGACCGGCTATCGGTATTCAATCATGCTCGCCCCAGATACTGAAACCGTTGATTCGCAGACGATCACGGGCATTGTTCTGGCGGAGTTTGAGATTGGACCGCCGCCCGTAAATGTGACGCAGCTTGGCGGAGTGGTGCAATCGCTCACCGACCTCAAGGACTTCGCGGACACGGGCTACGATCCAGCCACGCACAAGGTTCAGGGGGTTGTGCTGACAGATACGCTCACGACTTACACCGGGAACACGGTGCAGACTGGTGATTGCTATGCGGCGGTGACAAGTGCCGTTCCTGATAGCATCCCCGCAGACGGCTCGCGCCCAAGCGTTCAACAAGCGGCCTACATGATGGTTCAGACACTAACCGAGGGCGCTATCAGCGGGACAACTTGGACGATCAAAAAACCTGATGGATCGACAACGCTATTCACCGTGACGCTGGATAGCTCGACGGCACCAACAAGCAAGACGAGGGCCAGTTAATGGACGGCACACCGTCATCCGTCTTGGCGCTTGGCTTTGGCTCGTTTGGCTCAGTCAACCTATTGCCAACGCTGGGTTTTGGGACTGTTAGTTCGCCGGTCGTTTCGGTAATTGCCAACACATTCGGAAAGGTGACGATCGACCGGGGCTATATCTCGCTCGACGAACCAAATGCCATTTGGTGGCGAGGGCTCTACAATTCGCTGGCCAGCGGCGGTGCCGGAGATTATGTAAACGACGCAACGATCAGTTGGATTTTTCGATTGGCGAACACAGACGGATCGTACAACGCCAGTGGAGCACAGCCAAGCAATTCCAGCGGATCGATGACTTACAAGGCCAACAGCAACGGCGATTATTACGGGACGACTCCATACAACGCGGCGTTCACTCGCGGCAGCACCTATTGGCTGGTGGCAACGGCGTTGAATTCCGGCGGAGCGGTAATCGGCGTGCGGAAAGTTCCGTATGTGGCCGGCGATCACGGAAGCGCGAAATAAGAGGTGGGGCGTGTGGTGGAAAAAAAGAAACGCAGGAAGGGGCAGCCTAGAAAACTGCAGTCGGCTCGCGCCCGCAGTCGGATGCTTGGATTTCTTCGTAAAGGAATTTCTTATAAAGCTGCTTGCTCTATGTCGGGGGTCAGCTTCCCAACCTTCCTGGCGGAACGGGAGCGAGATCCTGAATTTTCACAAGCGATTACTAAAGCCGAAGACACCGCCAGGGCGAAACTTGAGGAGCGTTTTTTTGCGGCATCGAAAGACGATTGGAAGGCAGCTGAGAGATTCCTGTCGCGGAAGTACTACGAAGAATGGGCACAGAGAAAACCTGACGCGATCGAGATTCGCAAACTCATGCGACATTTCACAGCCCTGGTTTCTGGGATTTTGGAGTTTTTGAAAGAAGGGCGACATGAAGAATTTAAGTTTTGGTTTCAGAATTGGATTGATCGAGTTCTAAGCGATGACTTTGACAACGGAGCCGCGACGTCGTAATGCTTTTCACAGAGCATTTGCAGCGTTCGGCCGGCAAATGACGCGAGGCATCGAACTGGCAAAAGCCAGCACGGTTGCTTTGCGCGAAGATCAGCGGGAGGGACTCGAACGATACTGCAAACACAAACCTTGGCCGAAGCAGGCGGCGTTTCTGGCCCTCGACTGCGAAGAGGCGTTTTATGGCGGTGCGGCCGCTGGCGGGAAGTCCGACGCCTTGCTCATGGCCGCCTTGCAATACGTTCACGTCCCAGGATACTCGGCTTTAATTCTTCGCCGCGACTTTCCGAGGCTCTCGCTCTCCGGGGCGATTATGGACCGTGCTAAGTCATGGCTGGCCAACTCAGACGCTCGCTGGAGAGATAAAACAATCACATTTCCAAGCGGGGCTAAAATTGAATTTGGTTACATCGACAATCCGCAGGATCGGTTTCGGTACAACAGCTCAGAATATCAGTTCATTGGATGGGATGAGCTTACAGAATTCCCTCTGGGGGATGACGAATCAAATCCATATCTGTTCATGTTCAGCCGGCTCAGGGGAGTTGAAGGGCTGGAAGTCCCTCTCAGAGTGAGATCGGCAAGCACCCCCGGAAATATCGGCCACGCATGGGTAAAGAGGCGTTTTATTCCAGCCGATTTTCGAGGCATCAATGATGATTCCCCGCTGAACTTTGAAGTCAGTGGAAACATCGGGGCGATGGATGAATACCACGCAACATTTATCCCAGCCCGAGTCAAAGACAACCCGTCGATCAATGAAGAGAAATATCGACAAAGCCTGTCTCATTTGCCGCCGATAACTCGCGAGCGTTTTATGGCGGGTGACTGGTCTGTTGCCGAGTCGTTGCAGATCCCCGACGAGTGGTTGAAACGATTCACACTCCGCGGCGACATTATCCTTGCGCCACCCAATCGCTCAATCGACTCTCGCCAGTGCCGACGCTTTGCCACGATTGACACCGCAGGCACGAGCCGTGACAAGGCCGAAGAAAACCGGGGTAAGCCGCCAAGTTGGTCTGTCGTTGGTATTTGGGATTATTGGTCGGCAGAAAACCTACTCTTGTTGCGGCACGTTTGGCGTGATCGAGTCGGCTGGAATGAATTAAAAGTGCGAGTGCCGGAAGTGATGAAGGCGTGGCAATGCGGACTCGCGAAGATAGAAAACGCCCACGTCGGCCAACCTCTGGCGGATGAATTGCGAGCGGCGGAATTGCAGGCGGAACTAATTGGCCCTGTCCTGCCAGGAATGGCGGACGGATACCGCGGTGCGAAGCTAGAACGGGCAATCGCCTCGGGACTGTTGACGCGACTCGAATCTGGCGGGCTGCTCATTCCTGATGAATCAATAACGATCTCTCGTGATTGGCGACCGGCGTTCTCGCTCGAGCTTACAAGCTGGACCGGCGACCCTGACGAGACGTGCGATCAGATCGACATGGCGTCTTATGCGGCTTTTGAATGCAAACAATCCGGCCTGTCGTGGGGCGGTACTTTTTAGAACGTAGGAGTATTGACCGTGGGGAAATCAAAAAATAACGAGGCGGGAACTGCGACAGATGGCATGGCGACAGGAGACTCAATTCTCACCATGTCTGAATGTGCTCGACGGGCAGGAAAGAGCCCGCAGACTATTCGCCGCTGGATTTTTGACGGGCTCTTGCAGTCCGTGAGGCATCCAACCGGACTGCCCGGCGTCCGTGAAAGTGAATTCAACAAGTTCTATGGAAACTGCGCCCTAGCGGCGCGAGGTGTTTAAATAATGCCCGTCACAGCAAATTGGCTCGCTCGCGCGAAAGCCGTCGCAAAGGTTTACACATTCACCGCTGGCGGAACGTGGCAAGCCGGCGATACAGCGTGGGTGGAGATTAACGGCAAGCGAATCACATTCACGGCGACGACGACAACCGCCACCCACATGATCACTGGCTTGCTCGCGTTGCTACAGGCAAACACAGTCCCGACCGAGTTTTCTGCCATCACGTGGGTTTCGCCAACGAGCACCACGATTACCGGAACGGGAGTTACGGCTGGACAAAACTTTATTGCCGACGGTGATAAGACGACAGGAGCGAGCGGAACATTCAGCGAGTCAGTTACTACGGCCGCGACGGGGCCGAACAACTGGGCCGATGTAAATAACTGGGACACGGCAGCGATCCCAGTTACCGGCGATTCGGCAAACGTCAATCTGTCTCTAGGGTCCGTGCTCGACGGCCTGGATCAAAACGCCGTCACTCTCGCTTCGCTCAACATTTACACGACCAGCCAAACGAGCAACACACTGGGCCTGCCGGTAATCAATGCGGCCGGATATACCGAATGTCTCGACCAGTATCTCAAAATCAGTGCGACGGCATGGGTCATCGACGCCAATAGCCCGCGGGTGAAGGTCAACTTCGGATCGGTGGCGTTCAGTGGAGAGGTGCGGCAAAGCGGATCGGCGCCGGATCAGCCGACGCCGGCCGTGCTGCTGAAAGGCACAAACACCTCGAATGTGCTCGACTGCAACGGGACGGTGGGATTTGCTTATTACTACGGCGAAGCGGGGGCCGCGGCGACGATCACGAACGGGCCAAATGGCAATCTGACGTTGGGCGCGGGAGTGACGACGGCGACGACGGTGACGAATCTGGGGACGATTGTGAGCAATGGTACATTCACCTCGCTCTATAACGTCGGAAATGGAATCGCCATGGTGAACGGTGCTCCCGGAGCAACAACCATCGACGTCGCCGGCGGAACGCTTGAGTGCAAGATTGCCGGAACGACGGCGAATGTTTTAGTGGGTCCAGGGACGCTGAACGCGACGAACGATGCAACACCGCGAACTTTCACAAATACCACGCTGCGACCTGGCGGAGTGATTAACGATTTGGCAAACCCGACGATCACTTATACAAATCGAGTCACGCGGGCGAGTGGCGTGACGGCACTGACGGCGACCTAGTCCTTTTTGTCGGGCTTCAATGTGAGCCCGAGATAGGCGGCGATTTTGCTGGCTCGCTCAATTCCCATATCCTTCCCGCGCAGGAAGCGGCTAACCAGCGTTTGATTGATGCCTGTTGCTTGTGCGATTTGATTTGCAGATTGGCCAGAATCGCGCATAGCCTGTCTCAGTTGCTCCGCCACCGTCTTGCTCATAGGGAAGCATACTACACGGAAATCTTTTTGTTAGGCAGAAATGCCTAGTTGACTATTAGGCAAATGTGCCTAGGATGATCCACGGCTACCAACCGTCTCGAATAAATCAACGCTCTCGGTGTTGTGCCTTCTGCCGGTTGGTAGCCCCAGTTTGTGCGATGCCGAGAGTGAGTCGCGGCGCAATTGTGCATGAAATCGAAGATCAGTTTGCCGCGACATTTTGAAACAAATGAGGGGCGTTTGATCACCTGAAACCGTTTTCGACCGTGCCTCGATCGTCGCGTGTAGCCAGGTGAAACCGAAATCTGACCTGCGACGACAACACAAAGGGACTGACCCATGCAGGAAGGACTCGACATTTGCCGCGAGATAGCCGAGAAGGCTGACGCGAAATTCCCTGGCGACACCGATAAGGCAATGGCTTGGGCAAGAGTGGAGGCGAAACGGCGATTCAATTATGGCGACGCTCACCCGTTCCCTCTCGATTTAACGATGCCGGAAGTTCGCAAGATGCTCTGGCGAGTGCGAGGGCAGTTCAATCACCAGCAGCGTGAAGCCGCGATCATGGAATATCCGTCTGGCTCGCCATTGACAATCCTTCAGGGAAAGGAAGTGTCTCGCGAAGTGATCGAAGCCAGAACCGGACCAGCTATCGAAACCAACATCGTCCGTCAACCTGACCGCGGCGGAGTCTCGCGTAGGAGTATGGCCATCGTCGGCGATTATTTGACGATGCAGATCGAGAAAACGCAGTGGGGCTATTTGTTCGGACGCGACTTGCCTGCCATTCGCGAGAAGTACCGCGGATTCGCATTGGGATCAGCCAAGGTTGCCTATGTCGTCGCTTACCTGGAAGAGTTGATTGAGCCAGATCAGCAAGTAGCCGAAGTCGTGAGTGATCAACAGTTGGGTGAGCTATTCGCAGCGTCCGAGAAGGCCGCTCAGCAGTGCCGCAAAAAGGATGTGCGCGGAATGCTGGAACATGAAACAAACACCGCGTGAAAAATCATGAAACCGTTTTGTAATGTGTCGCGTTGATACAAGCGGATGGGGCGAGCAAGAAATTGAGACCGTTTCCGTGAATGCCTCATTCGCAACCAAATAAGCGGATATGGCGACGTTGTCATTGTAACCGAGCGGCCGAATGCCATGTCCGCAACACATAAGTCGATTGGGCGTTGGCGGTGATGAATACGAGCTTTCAATTGCCCAATCGACACCTACAAGGAACCTGAAAATGGCGAAACGAAAAAAGCGGGTAGGCGACTTGCCGCGTGATACCGATGCCACCACTGCCGCCCCGCTCGACATTCCCGATATCTGCCTGGAAATCCGCCAACTTCACGCAACTCGCGAGAAGTACATCGCGGCTGCCATCCGAATCGAGAACACGCGGGCCGGTTTAGTTCGCGATTCCATAGGCTACAAAAGCACCCAAGATGAAGGCGAGCGAGAAAAGGGGAAAAAGGCAGCGGCGTCCGTGATCTCGGCGGTGCTGGCGAAGAAGAAAACAGGGTACGATTTTCTGGCACCGCTCATTCTCCAAATGGAAGATGGCATCGCCGCGCCACGAAAAATTGCAGACGAACACGGCAAGCAGCTGGTCAGGCTGGTTAAGCAACTTCCGGTATCCGTGTGGGTCGCTGGTGTTCGCGGCTTCGGCCTGATGAACTTCGCTCGCATTATCGGCGAGGCTGGTGACTTGTCGCTCTACGCCAACCCCGGAAAGCTCTGGAAACGTCTCGGGCTCGCACCCATCGAAAGCAAAGGTAAAAACCAAATGCCTAGCACATGGCGATTAAAAGGCGGGCTCACTGCGGAAGAATGGACGCTGGCAGGCTACTCACCTCGCCGCCGTGGAATTTCATTTGTCGCCAGCGAGTGCCTGCTAAAGCTCAATAAGGGCGAGTATCGAAAGCGGTACGACGAAGCCAAAGCGACGTTCAAGGAGAAGCACCCAGACTGCAAAGACATCCACGCCCACAAGCACGCGATGCTGTGCATGGTGAAGCGATTGATTCTCAATCTGTGGGTAGAATGGAATTCGCACATGAAGAAATTGGCGGCGTAATTTGAGATGATACCGAATTTGCGTTTGCCGCCAGCCCGGTCAAATCGACCGGGCTTTTTCATTTCTCAACAAAGGAATCGACCATGAACCGCCGCCAACTATTCGCCGCCTTCATCGTGTTCGCATGCTCTGCACTGAGACTGCGCAAGCTAAAATTCTCCGCGCGGTTCGCGCATCGGATCAGGCCAAGCAGTTCGCCCGGCGGCCCCGGCAGGGAGTATCGGAAGCTGACGCTCGAATGTTTCGAGGAGCACGAGTGGCACAAGCTGACCAACCACCAGCATATTCAAAAAGATTGCCGAACTGATCGTGTAAAGGAAGCTATTTTCACCGCCATTTTTGCCACTCGTGATCAAAACTTCCATTATTGCCGCATTCCAATCACCGCCATTTTGAGAATCATTCGGGACTCGATAAAGTTCCCGCATGGCCCGATTTTCAAAAGGCATCCTGAAAGCAAAGAAGCACCACGCCCCCAATGGGATCGTTGACGCCACGCCCGCACGACTAAAGCACTGGCGGGACCAACAGTCTCTCATGCTGAGCCGCAATCTCGCCCCCTCGGTCCATTTCGATCACTCGGACCGCAAGGAAGACAACGCCCCGGTGCAGCTCGACACCGAAGGCAAGATGAAGCGGGGAGCCAATAACGCCGTTGGGAGACTGGCGGAATTCGCGATCAACGCGGACGGAAACCAAGCACAAATCACGCTCGATTTGCCCGACGACTTGGCCGCCGACAAGTCGCGAAAAAACATCGTCAGCGTCAGCCCGGTAATCGTCCCCTCATTCCGCGACGGCGATGGCAACGAGTATCGCGACTGCATCGTTGCTTACGATCTCGTCACGCATCCGGTGGACCACACGCAAACGCCATTCGTTGAAGTGGCTGACGCAATCGCCTGCTCGCTCCGCGTGTTCGATGACGCCGGAACCGCGACGGTTTACAAGCTCGACGAAAACCCGTTCGCCAAAAAAGACGACGACGAAGAATCGGGCGGCAAGCCAGACGCCGGTGATGGAAGCGACAACGTTCCGTCCGAGCCGACCGGTGCAGACAACCCGGACAAACCGCCAGCGAAGGCGACCGACAAATCAAAGCTCGAAGCCGTCCGCGCGATTTTCACCCGCATCGGTTTAGTGCTGCCAAGCGACTTCGATTTCAAAGCCGACGGTGCAGAAGATTTGATTATCGCATCCGGCAACACCCTACTCGCCGCTCAGCAAAAAGCGGAAGCCGAAGCCGATTCTGGCGACGACGAAGAAACTCAAAGCGGAGATCCCACCGTGGCTGATCCAGGCTATGCGGCAATGAGCCTTTACGCGGAAAACCTGCACCGCGACAACCTCAAATCGCAAATCACGCAGGCACTCAAAGAGGGCCGCTGCACTTCCGCACAAGCGGAGAAGTATCTAGGCACGATTGGCACCGTGAAGCTCAGTCTCGCCGCGGACGGCAAGCAACTCAGTAAGAGCGACGTCGAGCGGTTCATTGACGACTGCGGGCTCGTGCCGAAGGGCCAGCTCTGGACCGATGAAGTCCGTACCAAAATGTCAACGCTCGTTGAACCGCCCGAAAACATGCGGGGCGATTTCACGACCGACGAAATTCAAAACACTGCCAACTGGGCATTGGGCCGCAAGCCCGCCGCGGCTGGCAAGTAACAACTCACAGCGAATCATTTCACGCGAGTCAGAGGCTAAGTCATAACCCTCTAAAAAGGATCTGAATCATGGCTGGTATGGGTGGTTGGTCAACTCCCGGCGTTGGCTCCGAACGAACGGTCACGGAAAGTGAACTCCTGTGGGGTGCTGACCAGGCTCGCAACGCTGCGTTGTGGAAGTCGGCGGTAATCAGCGGTACGACCCGCGACACCGGCAATACGAACTTCACCACGATTTTGCGGCCCGGTTTGTTGCTCGGCAAGATCGACGCCACTGGCGAATTTGAGGAATGGGACGGATCGCTTTTGCTGGGCACTCAAAACCTGCAAGGCATTCTCGACTCCGAACTCCGCGCCCAAGACTTCGACGCCACGAACCAAGATCGTGTGTTCCGCGTTCTGGTTGCCCGTGCTCCGCTTAAGGTCCGCAAGCTGTTGATCCTCGGTGCGGCCTTCGTCGGCCACGCTCAGGAATATCTCGCCCGTCGCCAGCTCTATGCCGCTGGCTTCGTGCTCGACGATGACCCGTTCGGATACAGGGCTGGCGCATATCGCGCCCCGTCTTACGAGACGGCGACGACTGACACGCTGACGGCCGATCAAAACGGCCAAACGCTGATTTACATGAATGCTGCCAGCGTGACCGTCACTCTGCCTGCGATCAAGCCCGGATTGGAATTCACGTTGATTCGCTCGGCGGACGAGGAGTTTATCGTTGTCAGCCCGACCGCGGATAACGTGATCGTCGGTAATGACCTTTCGGCGGACGGCATAACTTTCACCACAGCCGGCGAGCAAATTGGCGCGACCGTTTTTGTCAAAAGCATTTACTACAACGGCACGCTCAAGTGGCTGATGACGTTGCCGCCAGCTCCGCTTGGAACCGGCACCGCGACGGCCACTTACAGCATTCAGTCCTAGTTTTCAACATAGTTTTTTTGTGAGTCGGTTCAATGGGAACGCACAAAGTTTACCTCACCGCCGAACAGTGGGCTCGCCTGTGTTCGGCTGATGCGGAAGTGGCCGCTGAGGTTGCTTTACAGCAACCAGAGTTATACGCCAATTTCGCAGCTACGGCCAAGGAGCCGGCCAAAGAAACGTCCACTGATCACGACAGCGACGATTCGCCGGTTTGCGACAAGAACGTGCCCGAAGCCGTTCAGCAAATTAGCCGCATGTTGAGCAAGGACAAACTTCAACACATCATCGACAGCGATCAACGATCGACCGTCCAAGAGGCAGCCAGGAAACGCCTGGCAGTCATCGAAGGCACGTAATACGAAACAACGCGGCCAGGGGGCACCCGCAAAGCCTTTCCACGAGGCCGGCCGCGTCAAACAGAGTGGAGCCGCGTTCTGTGGAGGACGCTCGGACATGACCAGCAATGGCCAGCTATCTCGACATTCTTCGGCCGCAAGTCCTCACTCAGGTCGTGCGCCAAGTCGTCGCCTCCGCAGACCCGATTCTCAATTTCATGGGATTTCAGCCCGGCGGAGCGAATGAGAAGTTCTACGGACACGGCCGCGAAGGGCTCTATCACATTTACGACGACACCCGCAAGGTTGCCGTCGCTCGCGCCCCCGGCACGCCGGCAGGCCGATCGGACAAGCAGCCGATGAAGCAAGTGCCGTTTGTGTATCCCCGGATGCACGACAGCGTTTCCTTGCTGGCCGAATTCTTCCACAATCTTGGTCGCATCGACAATCCCGTGATGCGGGACGAGGCAGGAAAGGACATGGTAATGCGTCAGTCGAGCACGCTGATGCAAAAGGCCGCCAATTGGCGCATTGCAATGACGGTGGGAATGATCCGCGACTCGCTGTATTTCCACGAAGACGGCGACAACTGGAACATCAACTACACCAGCACGTCCGCGCTAGGCCGCTACAGCTTCCAGGTTCCGGCCGGAAACAAGACACAGTTGAACATGACGGATCGTGCCGGGACTTCGGTTCATGGTTCCAGCATTTTGGACGTGCCGTGGGATTCTCCTGGTGCAAATATTCCGATGCACTTCGCCAAGATCAATCAGGCCCGTGCGGTTCAGGGCGTTGGACCGGTTCGCCACGTTCATCTGAATTCGATCATGTGGCAGTTTGTGCTCGGCAATGACTACCTGGCGGTTCAGGCCGGTATCAGCAATCCGCCGTACACGACCTATCAGCGTGAAGTTGGAACTCGCCCCGACGGCACGCCGCTGCACGAATATGTTGGCCAGTTCAACGCCTTGCCCGGTGTGCTGTGGCACATTAGCGACGAAGGCATTGAGCTGTGGGACAACGCAAACTCCGTATTCACGTTCACCCGCCACTGGGCCGACACGATGGTTGTGATGATGGGCGAACCGACCGCGAATCGGTACACGCTCTATCAGGGCTCGGAGCCTATCGCCGAATACGACGGCGGCCCTGAAACCGTCCGCGTTGGTCTGTCGAGCTGGACGAAGAAAACGGCCAACCCGACCGCCACGGAAGTTTACGTGCTCGACAACGCCTTGCCGGTTCCGCACGATCCCTATGACATCCTCGTTGCCACCGCCGATTTTTAATCGGTGATTGACACGCTGATTTGACGCGATCGCGACACAGCACAAAAGGTAACTGATCCATGTCCACTCCTTGGACCCGCCGAGCACCGCAACTCACAGAGAAGGCGGCCGCCGCTCTGCCGCAGACCGCGGCCGGCACGCTGTTCAACGTAACCGGTGGCAAAATTCTCGTGCTTGGCATTTACGGCGAAGTCACAACCGTAATCCAAACGCAAGCCAATGTAACGAAGCTCCAATTCGTTTCGACTACCCCGGCGGCAACCACCGACCTGTGCGCGACGCTCGACATTACCGCCAAGGCTGTTGGGTCAGTGTTCTCAATCGTTGGCGTGCTGGCGACCGCGATGAAGGTCACGACAAACAATCTGGTCGTTCCGGCCGATGATATTCCCGCGCCCGGTTTAACGATTGGGATCGGGGCTATCAAACTCAACTGCGGCGCGAGTAACACAGGCGCAGTGAAATGGACGATCCGTTGGGTTCCGATCGAAGCTGGTGCAAATGTCGCCGCCGCCTAGGAGATTCGTCCGATAAGTTGACCGACTAAAACCGTTCAATCCCCACCGACGCCGGCCGGACCTCACGACACCGGCTGGCGTTTTTTTATGGCCCTTGTTGCCAATCCATACACGACGAAAGAGCGAATCGAGCGATTATTTTCGTCGCAGGGAGTGACTGCGTTTGCGGATCACGATTCCGACGGAAACAGCGATGCGGGCGTGGTGGACGATTGCATTAACCGGGCAACGGCGGAAATCAGGGCCAAGCTGGTTCGGTTCTATCAAGACACCGACCTGGCAGGCCATGAACTGATTAACGAGTGGGCAACGGTGCTGGCGACGTTCTTCCTTTGTCAACGCCGTGGGAATCCTTCGCCGGAATGCTTTGCGGAAGACGTCGCCTATATCCGCCAGCAGATTAACGAACTTCTGACGCTTCAATGGGTCTTATCCGATATTCCGTTCCGCGGCGGCTCGCCATGCACGGTAAGCAACCTGACCGTTGACCGACGTTATCGGCATAGCCGCATTCGCGTGACCGATCAGAACAGTTCCGACGCTCCCACGCTGATGACGCAAGATTCGACGGTGGACGTACCCGGCATTTTCAACTAAGCCAATGAGCAGCACGAAGGTTTACTTCCGAGGCAGTCGCGAGCAGGCACGGGCTATTGTTTATCAATTGACCGCGATCCTGACGGGGAAGGTCCGCGACTCAATCGGCATCGCTCAAGGCGTCTTCCTGGCGGTCGGTTTCGCTGCTCTCTCGGACATTAAGGCGGACTTCATTCGCAAGTCCCGCGGGGGCCGTGGCGAAGATGGCGAGACGTGGCCGCCACTGTCGCCGGAATACTTAGCCTATCAACGGCGGTTCGGTCCCGGCGAAAAGTCGCGACTCAAAAAGGCGGCGGGGCTCGGCGCGGCCAACAAGTTCTCCCCTGGCGGATTGCTCAAGACGACGGTTATCGAGCACACGATCACCGAGAAGTTCGTGCAAAACAAAGGGCTACTGACAAAGGTTCAACTCAAGCGGTGGAATCTGATCTTTGCCCGTACGCTTTCGCGGCTGCTGTTGTCGATGGGACCGGGCGAGGCGAAAGCCCGTGCGGCTCAAATCGCCTGGGACACGCTCAAGGCAGAGGGAGCTAAGACGCTGCTTGAAGTTTATGGGCATCGGCAGGTCAATATTCTTCGC